GTAGTAGCCAAAAGGTGAATCTGGTATAGGAAAGCAAGTAGTGTGGCAGAACTATGTGAAGTGCAAATCTTCACCCACATAATTTTAAAAAAGATAACTAATACATATTACATTAATAAAAAGACAAGAAAGTCATTTAATGACTGAATTTAATAAAAATTAAAGTAAATTCATTTCAAGGAATAAACTAGAGCGAAGAGTATTCTTGGAGCGATTTTAGATATGTGTAGTGGTAAAGAAATAGTAACAACTGGAAAAATAGATAGTGAAAACACGACTATTTATAAAGATTGTTGCTATGCAAAGGAGAAATGCAATAATCGAAAATACATTCAGTGTGCTACCAGAATGTATTTCGCCTTAATTATACTCAAATTTTGTCATCCGTAAATAGATGCAACACTAATATGTAACCCATAGCACTGGGTGACAGTTATAGATATAATTATTCTTACACTATATCCTGTGATTTACTACAATTGCAATTAAGGGAGAAATTAACCCGCCACAGGATGTGATCAAAAATTTGAGTGCGGGGAGGATCAAAACCTTTGTCAAGATAAATCACCTCCTTTTAAATTAAAGTGTAAGAATAGTTTATCATAAAAAAACAGATCAAGTAAACAATTCAAGTAATTATTCTAATTGAATTCATAAAAATTCCAACAATTTTAATTGAACAAATATTCGTTTTGGGTGGTGAACAGCATACCCTTGGCTTAAATTACGCAAAAACTCGGTTCAAATAAGCCATAAACCACTGATGACATAGATTTTATATAGATTTAAAATCCTATGTTCCAGTCCTGTGTGGACTGTTGAAGTTATATATGATGTGAAAATATTTTTAATGAATTTATAGGAGGACATTTATTTAATGACAAAAACAAAGACAAAAGGAAGACTATTCGATTTACCTAAAACAAAAGGATCATTCCAGTTAAAAGGTGTTGTTAGTGGCGTAGAGAAGGATAACTTCTATAAGGAAATTAAGACCAAGAGCAATAAGGATATGAGAATGATTAACTTTGGAGTTAGATACGCTGAAGGCAGTACACTCTATGTTAATTTACAGGGAATGGAACAGGAAAATGTGTATTTCTCAAAGAAGGCAGAAAAGAAAGGCGATAAGCCTGAAACTGCAAAGGTTCCTTGGGTAGACAGATTTTCTTATAACCGTGAAGGATTCCGTCTTATCGGTAAGAACATTGGCGTAAAGAAGAAGGTAGATGAGAATGGCAAGACCGTAAATGATAAGAAAGTCATGACAGACTTTGATGCTTGTAAAGAAGTAAATGACAATCTGAAAGATGGCACAAGTGTATTTATCAGAGGTAGTCTTGATTATAGTAGTTTCTTGGATAATAACGGCAATAAGAAGACATCTACCAAGCTGGTTCCTAATCAGATTTCACTTTGTTCAGAAATTGATTTCGGTGACGAGAACTTCACTCAGCAGAATGATTTTGTCCAGGTAATTGTATTCATGGGTATTAATCAGGAAAAGGAAAATGATAAGCCAACTGGAAGATTTGTTGTGTCTGCAAAAGTTATTACATATAGCAACATTGAGGATGTCGAGTTCATTATTGAGAATAAGGATTTGGCAAATAAGTTCAAAAAATCTTTAAAGCCATATAACGCAATTCAGGTTAGTGGTCATATGGTTGCATCTACACAGACAGAAACGGTTGAAGATGATGAAGACAACTGGGGTGAAGAAGTATCTATGGAGAAGGTTCTTGCGCCTACAAAGAGGGAATTTATCATTACAAATGCCAAGGGTTCTACTGTTGATAAGGAACTTTATACGGAATCAAATGTTACAGAAGCTATATCAAAGATTGCACAGGCAAACAAAGCTGAAAATGATTTCGGTAGTGATGCTGGCGGTGATGATTGGGGAGAAGCCAATCTTGATACAGATGATGATGATGCATGGGAGTAGTTTTTAACTAAGGAACGTCAGAAATGGCGTTCCACAATACTTAATAATAATACAATTTCGGAGGTAATTTAATGGCAAAGGCGAGAAAAGCGTCAGTAACACAGAGTAAGTTAGGAATGATTTTGTATGGAGAACAGTTTACAGGTAAATCTACTATGGCTATGCAATTAGCATATTTCAATCGTCCAGACGGAAAGCCGTTTAGGGTACTGTATCTTGATCCTGAGACTGGTTCCATTGATGACTATTTGGGTGAATTAGAAGCAAACGGTGTAGACCTTGAAAATATTTATATCGTATATACACAGTCTCTTGGAGAAGTAAGGGAGTACATTGCAAAGGTAAAAAATGGTGAGGATTTGTATGTTCTTGATGAAGAGACTGGCGATGAAACAGATGAAGTTCTTCTTGATGCAGACGGTGAACCTTTTAGGGCAGATGCGATTGTTGTTGATGGTACAAGCATTTTAAATTTGACAACCAAACAGGGATTGATTGAGTTTTCCAAGAAGAGAAATAAGGTAAAGGCTGATAAGGACGGTCTTGTAGGTGATGCTCGGCTTGTAAAGATTGAGGGAGCAGGTATGGAACTGAAGGATTATCAGACTATCAACTTTAAGGGACAGGACTTGATTCTTGATTTGATGGCATCTGGTGTTCACTATATTGTGACAGCAAGAGAGACAGATGAGAAAGAGACAATTAAACAGGAAGATGGTTCTACTATGAGTGTTACAACTGGCAGAAAGATTCCTGATGGTTTTAAGGGAATGACATACAATGTCAAAACAGAGGTTCGTATGTTTAGAAACGAAGATGGTGTTGTATGCGCTCATGTTAAGAAGGACAGAACACATACCCATGAAGATAATATTATCATTGAAGATCCTACTCTGGTCGATTGGCAAGCAGTTATTGATAAGACAGCAGATAAAAAGGTATTTGTTGTTAAGAATGATTTGACTAAGGCTGTTGATGTTGAACAGAACATTTATAGTAAGGAAATTCTTGGTAAGGTTGGTGAACCAGTAAATGAGGAGTCTACTGAAGAAAATAGTTCTGGTGTAGATATTGAGGCAATGAAGAAAGAAATTATTGCTAAACGAAATGCACTACCGCCTATTGAAAAGAAAGCAATGAAAGAAAAGTTAGAAGCAGAAGGACTACCTACAGCATATAAGAATGTAACAGATGCGGCTGTTTTACAGAAGGTTCTTGATATGTTTCAGTAATCAATTTTCTTATGTAAAGGTGGACTAATGCGGTATATAAAAGATGAGCAACACATGGGTATAAAAAGAAAATGCGGATGTTGCAAAGAATACTTTTACATAAGTAATAGCAATATTGACGATGCAATCTACTATGATAAACAGACATATCATAGTAGTTGTTTTATCAATATATGCAACAAACGCTCAAAAATGAAGAGAGAAGATGTTTCGCAAAAATGGACATGGATTCTGGAGCATTTGGATCAGATAAGAAAAGAATCATATCAACATTTAAGTTTGTCAATTACAAAAGAAAATGTTTTTGGGTTCATAAAGGATGCGTATGATGTCACGATTGTACCGACAACCGTATGGAAAAAACTAGGTGAAATTTATAATGGTACATTTAAGGGGATGTCCATTGGAATACCACCAGAACATTTACTTGATATGTGGAGAAGAAAGATTGATATGCTAAATGGTATTGCCGATAGGAACAAAACAAAAGGAATTATAATGAGTTCTGATAAGCGTATCAATTATGATTTGTCAATTTTGATTAATAAATATGACAGCTATTTAAGGTGGCTTGAGAAACAGAAAATTATAGCATCAGAAAAAGAAATAGAAAAAAGTGAAAATATTGTTGGCAAAAGTATTGGATATACAGCTTCAAATAATTCTGAGAGAAGTGATTCAGATGATATATCTGCTTTAGTTGATGATATTTTTGGATGATTGGTGGTGATAATTGATTGGCAGATTGCTTTACGGTATATAAACACATAAGTCCAAATGGGAAACAATATGTAGGCATTACGTCTTTAAATGTTGAAACACGATGGAATAATGGTAACAATTATAGAAATAATCCATATTTTACAAATGCAATTAAAAAATATGGATGGGATAATTTTGAACATATTATTTTATATGAAAATTTGTCAAAAGTTCAAGCCTGTGAAATTGAAAAGAAATTAATTAAGGAGTTAGATTTAACAAATTCAAACAAAGGGTATAATTTAACATTTGGTGGCGAACATGGAAAGATGTCAGATCAAACGAAAAAGAAAATTTCCCATTCATTAAAGGGAAATCAATTTAGGCGTGGTATTCCTCACACCAAAGAAACAATTCAAAAAACGAGAGAGACGAGGGCTGGTAAAAATCCTCATGAATGGACAGATGAATCACGAAAAAAACTAAGTAATAGTAAAAAAGGAGTAAAAGCAAGTAAAGAAACAAAGGAAAAATTAAGCATCATTAGAAGAGGTAAAAACAATTCATTTTATGGTAAGCATCATTCAAAAGGGACCAAGGAATTGCTAAGACAAATAAATATTGGCAAAAAACATACAAATGAAGCTCGTCAGAAAATGAGTGAAAAAAGAAAAGGAGTTAAACTTTCTAAAGAACATTCTCAACATATAGGGGATGGACATAAAAAACCATTGATTCAAATGACGTTATCAGGAGATTTTGTAAAAGAGTGGGATAGTGTAAAGAGCGCAAGCGAAGCACATAATAATCTAAAGCATATTGATGGAGTTTGTAGAGGAGAACGAAAATCCGCAGGAGATTATAAGTGGATATACAAGGAGGGTTATCATATTGAGTGAAATACAACTAAATGATAAAAATATATCCGCAGAGATATGCTTCGTAGGCGCACTACTCAAAGACCCTGATTCATTTGTTAATTATGGCAATTTTATGAGAAGTAAGTATGACTTCTCTGATCCGTCAGTAAAATTTTTTTATGACAGTTTTG